TTTGCGTCATTGCGTTACACCCTTATGGCAGCGCGCAATCCTTTAGTTATGAGCTACACAAATGCTGGTGATTCTAGTTCGGTTGTGTTAAATGCTTTTCGGGAAAGAGCCTTGGCCAAAATTGCTGGTGCAGATGATGAAATTGGTTACTTTGAATGGTCAGCACCAACTGACGAGATAAGCGTTGAAAATGCACGTCACAGCAATCCAGCAATGGGCATAACAATTCACGCGGACAACGTACGAAGCGTTTTGAATGATCCTGCCGACGTTGTAATGACCGAGGTATTGTGCCGCTGGGTTGTGGCAATCTCCAGCGCAGTAGATTCGGCTTCATGGGCAAATTGCCTTGACAAAGACGTAGACCTTGATCCTGATAAACAAACCTGGCTGGCAATCGATCTTTCACCTGACAGAAAACACGGCAGTTTGGTTGCAGCTCAAAAACTGGGTGATGAAAGCTTTGTTGTCAAGCTTTTACACACTTGGGCAAATGACTTGCAGCTAGATGACAAGGCTGTTGCGAACGACGTGGCAGATTATGCCCGCAAGTATGCAATGGAATACCTTTTGTATTCACGCAAGACAAGCGGGGCAGTTGCAGCCCGCCTTTCACCCGCTGGCATTGCGGTATTTGACATGGACGGTGCTTACCCGCAAGCTTGTGACGAAATGTTGTCAGCGATCAATAGCGGTCGTTTAAAACACAGGGGACAGTCACAATTGACTGATGAAGTTTTATCTGCGGTGCAATTGCGTCGTGGTGACGGCGGCTGGGTTATTGGACGCCGTGCTTCAAAGTCAGTTGTTTGCGGTGCGGTGGCAGTTGCACTTGTAACACATTTTGCGACACGCCCAACGAATGATCTTGACATCATGGTTGGTTGATCGTATAAGCCTGACACAATTCAGGCATGGGATTTTTTGATTTATTTTCGCCAAAGGTTGCAGCTGCCGTTCCAGCTGCGCCTTTGGACGTTGACGCAAGTCTTGCACCTTACTTTACAGAAAATAACAATTTTTACTTTTACGGCATAGCGCAGGCAAATCGCGCAGAAGCCATGAGTGTGCCGACAGTGGCTCGCGCATTGAGCATTATCCAAACAATTGCATCTTTGCCATTGCACACACGCAATGAAGCAACAGGTGAAAAGGTTACACAACCTCGTGTCATTAACCAACCTGACCCACGCATACCAGGGTCTACATTCTACGGCTGGCTTATTAGCGATCTATTCTTTCACAACGCAGCTTATGCAATGGTCATGGAACGGTATGCCGATACAGGAAAAATCCGTGCAATGGAACGCGTCGCACCAGAGCGCGTGTCAATAACAACAAATTTTGATAATACAGAAATTACGGCTTACGAAATTGACGGCAAGCCAATTGACCCGACAAACCTTGTCGTGTTCCCAAATACGCAAGAAGGTTTGTTGGCTCGTGCAGGTCGTACAATCAAAGCAGCTGCCGCGCTAGAAAAGGCGTCGCTCAATTTCGCCAACGAGCCAACACCTCTTATGGTTTTGAAGTCAAATGGCACATCATTGCCAGCAGATCGCGTTGCAAAGATTTTGCAGGCATGGCGTACAGCTAGAGCCAACAAATCCACAGCGTTTCTTAATGCTGACGTTACTATGGAGGCAGTTGGCTTTGACCCAAAGAATTTGCAGCTCAACGAAGCACGCAATTACGTCAGCCTTGAATTATCACGCGCCTGCGGCATACCTGCGTATTTTACAGACAGCCAGCAGTCAAGCTTTACGTACGCCAACGCTTTAGACAAAAGGCGCGACCTCGTCGATTTTGCTTTTAGAAATTACATGTCAATTTTGGAACAACGCCTATCATTCGCTGATTTTACGCCAGCAGGCAACAAAGTCATGTTTGATCTAGACAATTTCTTGCGTGGTAATCCATTTGAGCGCGCGCAAGTCTATGAAATCCTAAATCGTATCGGCGCAATGTCGATCGAAGAAATACGCGAGGAAGAAGACATGCTGCTATGAAAAAACTAATTACACCCATTGCCATTACGGCAGCAGACTCAAACAGTCGCACAATTACAGGGCGCATTGTTACATTCGAAGAAACTGGCAACGCGTCAATAGGTAAAGTGCAGTTTGCAAAGGGAAGCATCGAAGCAGTACCAGTATTGCTTAATTTAGAACACGACCGCACACGTCGTATTGGGAAAACATTGTCAATTGAGGCAAACGAGCAAGGTATTGACGCTACTTTTAAGATTGCTAACACAACAGCTGGCACTGATGCACTTGTTGAAGCGTCAGAAGGTTTGCGAGACGGTTTTAGTGTTGAAGTTTATTTTGACGAATACGAAACACTTAAGGACGGCACAGTGCGCATGATTAAAGGGGAAATGACTGGCGTTGCATTAACGTCAGAGCCAGCAATTAGATCAGCACGCGTTAACGAAGTCGCGGCAACAACAGGTGATGAGCCTGAGATTTCTGACTCAACTGTTGAGTCAGAGGTAACACCAATAACAGAAGGAGACGAAGTGGACAACACCGTCACAAACGCAGACACCGTCGAGACGGTAGAAGCTGCTCAGTCAGTAACAGCAAACGCAAAGCCAGCCGTAGGTGGTTGGACTTCAAAGCCACGCTTAGAGTTCACAGCTGCTAAGTACCTAGAAAACACAATTCGCGCCTCACTTGGCGACGAGTCAGCACGTCAGTATGTCGCAGCGGCAGATGACACAACAGACAACGCAGGTCTAGTGCCTACACGTCAGTTGACAGAAGTTATCAACGGACTTGCAAACTCAACACGTTCAAGCATTGACGCAATCAGCCGTGGCGTATTGCCTGACGCTGGTATGTCATTTGAAATTCCAAAGATCACAACAATGCCAACAGTTGCAGAAACAGCAGAAGCTGGCGCACCAAGCGAGACAGATCAAGAGTCAAGCTTCCTATCAGTAACAGTCAAGAAGTACGCTGGACGTCAGACATTTAGCGTTGAGCTACTTGATCGCACATCTCCACTATTCTTTAACGAGCTATTGTCAAACATGTCAGCAGCTTACGCAAAGGCAACAGACCTAGCTGTACACACAGCAATTGCAACAGGTGCAACAGCTGACTCGACAACAATTGCAACATACCCAACAGCATCAGAGCTACTTGGCTTTGTTTCACGCGGTGCTGCATCTGTCTACTCAAACACACAAGGCTTTGCTCGCAACATGATCGCTAACACATCACAGTGGGCAAACCTCATGACACTTAACGATTCAGGTCGTCCAATTTACAACGCAGCACAGCCAAGTAATGCAGGCGGTATCGTGCGTCCAGACTCACTACGCGGAAACGTAGCGGGACTTGATTTATACGTTACAGCAAACGTTGCGTCAGCGAATGACACAGACAAGGACGACTCAATTCTGATCGTCAACCCAGCAGCCTACACATGGTACGAGTCACCAACATATCGTTTGCGTGCAGACGTAATCGCAACAGGTCAAATCTCAGTAGCCGTTTACGGTTACGGCGCAATTGCAACCAAGATCGGTGCAGGCGCGTTTGGTATCAACAAGACCTGATAACAACCCACTAATCATGCGCTAGGTATCCTCCCGAGCCTAGCGCAGCCGAACGAAAGGAACGGAAATGCCAAGTATCATTTCAACCGCACAATTGCGCACGGTGCTTGGCGTTTCCGTTTCCTTGTATCCTGACAGCGTTTTAGATGAAATAATCAATACGGCAGAAGCGGTTATTTTGCCAATGCTTGTTGCGAACACATCTGCAATCGATTCATACAAACTTGAAACAAACGTGGCTTACTTTTACACAGTACGTCCACATTATTTTGTTGAAGGTCAATCAGTCATTGTTACTGGTTTGCCTGCGCCTTTTAGCAATACATTTACACTTTCAAAGGACATTGGTGCCCGTTACTTTACAGCCAGCCTAGTAAATGCTGACGTGGCTATTCGGCCTATCGTGCCAAACGGCACAGCTACACTTTCAGGTTATTCTGCGGCCAATCTTTACGCAAATTCACCAGCGATCGAATCAGCTGTCTTGGCAGTATCCGTCGAGGTATTCCAATCACGTGTTGCAGCTGGTGGCGAAATTCAGGGCGTCGATTTTACGGCTACCCCTTACCGAATGGGTCGCAGCTTGACCAACCGCGTGTCAACACTTTTGCAGCCATTTTTGGACGTTGAAACAGTGGTGCAGTAATGCCCGCCAATTCAATTGCCGAAACCCGCGCAGCACTGGCCAATTCTTTTGCTTCATTAGCTGCAAACATTTATCCGAGCGTTCCCGAAGCACCGATCCCGCCAGCCATTGTTGTTGTGCCTGATTCGCCTTATGGCGAAGTTGTGCTTATTGGTAAGAGCGAAGTAAAAGTCAAACTCAATTTTGCCATTTCAGCAATTGTTGCTTCAAACAGCAATGCTGGATCATTGGACAATCTAGAAAAGCTCATCATTGGAATTCTTGCGGCAATGCCGTCAGGATACGTTGTGGGGACAATCGAAAAGCCAACGGTTTTGGAAGTAGGTCAAAGCCCAATGCTAGTCG